GATTTACAGACTAAAGCTACTCAACTAGAAAGTATATACCCAGAACTTAACCAAGCAGATCCTAACTTTAACCAAGATAAAACTAATGAAGTTTTAGAACTAAGAGATGCTTACATGATACAGGGATATACAGGGTCAGATGCTTTACAAAAATCTGTTGACTTGATAATGGGTAAAAAAGAATCTGTTACAACTACTCCAGACCCTGTAGTTCAAAAAATAGTTGAGAAAAAGAAAATAGCAAATACTACTAAAAAACTAGAAACAGCTGAAAAACAACCCCCAGCTATGAAAGGTAAAAACAAAGTAGATAAAAAAGTTGATATAAATAAGATGTCTATAGATGAATTCGATGCACTTCCTGCAGAAACTTTGCGAAGAATGCGTGGAGATTTCGGATAAACTATGGTATAAATTATATAAGTTCGCACGTAAGAGCGACATCTTACCAGGGTCGTTCCTGTAAAAAATCGCAATTCGCCAACCATAAGGCGTTAAATTGGTCGGGCTCGTTCCCGTAAAATAAACGATAACGTTGCCCCAACGACAAAGGGTACACGGATAAATAGTCGCTCCAATAAGTCGACTGGTTAATTTTAATTAATGGAGACATTATCATGGCAAATACAAATTTTGCTTCGTTGACCAGTGAACAACTAACCATCTGGTCACGAGATTTTTGGCGTGTCGCTAGAAATATGTCCTTTGTTAACCAATTCGCGGGTAGCGGATCTAACTCAATGGTTCAGGTAATATCTGAACTTACCCAATCTGAAAAAGGAGCTAGAGCAGTTTTAACTCTTTTAGCTGACATGACAGGTGACGGTATTGTTGGAGACAACACTCTTGAAGGGAACGAAGAGGCATTAAGAGCTTTCGACATC